CTTAGCTTGACCACCAGTGCGAAACATTTTTCTGTTCAAAAAATTCACTAGCTTGTTCCTTGTCTTGGAGCTAAAGCACCATAAGCACTAAATGCAGCACCTAGACCAGCAGCCGTAGGATCTGTCGGCATACCATATTGAGAATCAATCCTTGTAGTGCCTGCTTGATAACCTGGTAACATGCCAGAGATCTGACCCAATACTTGCAATGGTCTGAACTGTTGCCCTAATTGTTGTTCATATATTCTTTGTAAACCAGTTTCTGCTATACCTCTTCCTATACCACCAAAGCCTGCTAGTTCGCCTCTTTGTCCTGCTCTAAGCTGTTCTTGAGTTGCACCAAGACCTCCCATCTGTCCACCGTAGCCAGCAAGTTGTTGCCCTAGTTGTTGAGCGGCACTTCCTCTGCCAACACCAATACCAATTAATCCTTGTGCTCCTGTTCTCTTAGCTGCTTGTTGTCTAGCAAACTCACTGAGACCAGTACGTTGTGCTTCACTAAATCCTCTTTGTCTAATATTACCAAGAGCCTGTGCTAAACCTTCTCCAAGAGCCTCTCTACGCTCCATAGCGCCAAGTCTAGCTCTACTGCCACCAAATGCACCAGAACCTATCTCCTGTGCTCTAGCAGCGATGTCTTGTTGCTCACCTGCCTCTAATACATCATCGATGGTTTGTTGTACTACTGCATCCTCAAACGGGTTGAAGAACTGTTGTGTCATACTTGGGTCATAAGCACCCATAGTATCTTTGTATATTTCTTCAGCTTGAGTGTAATACGGGTCTTGTAAACCTTCAGCTCTTCTTGATTGTTCAATCGCTTGATTTATCAACTCTCTGTTTTGTTGTAAGAATGGCTCAAATCCACCCAAACCAGCAACAGCTTGTTGTCTTGCTAATAATTCTAATGGTGATAGACCAGCTGTTTGTTGTAACGGCACATCACTGCCAATTAAGTTTGCACCTGCTTGTTGTAACTGTTGAAAGAAACCTGGCTGATCTGCTGTGCCAAAATAAAGAGATCGTATTAAAGGATCGGTCAATACTTCTGAAGCTTGTTGATTCAACAACACTGGATCAATCGCACCTTGTTGCATTTGTTGATCTACTAAACTAGGTGCACCACCAATATTATCAGGGCCTGTGGTAACAAGATCTTGCATCCTATCTTCATATGCAGGCAATCCTTTTTGTGCTCTCTGTTCGGCACGTTGCTGTTGCATACGCTCTATATTCCTTTGTTGTTGTCTTGCCACTGAATCTGGCATACCAGAATATTGCATTTGCTGAACACGCCTTCTAATATCTTCATCTGTTAAATTTGAAAAATCTTCTTCAGAGGTACTTATACCTCCGACACTTGGCGGCACAAAAGTTTCACCTCTTTCATCAAAAGTACGAGAACCGCCTGGGAACATCCTAGGATCTGTTCGACCTCCACCTGGGCCGCCTATGGACATAGGGGGTGTTGGTCTAAAATTAGTCCCCTCTCCTGATACTGGTATAAGTAACTCTGGTTGTAATTGTCTTTCTAGTCCATAATTACCAATTTTAGGCCCGTCATTTATAAGCCTGTCATCTTGTGGAGGCTGTGGCGGTGTCACGCCACCTGAACCAACAAATCTACCATCAGGTGTAATTATCTCACTAGGTCTTATTCCTGCGCCAAAACCTAAATCTGGTAGTTCTACTGGTTCAAGTTGCCTTGGTGGACTAATACCAAGATCAGGTAATCTGTCAAAAATAGTTCCGCCTTCTGGTAATTCTTTTGCAAGATCTCTTATATCTGGTGCATCTTCTTTAATATCTAAATTCAAATCACCTGGTGGTTGTATTGGTAAAGGTTGTTGCATAGCACCAAGCCTGCTTTCAAAGTCATCTAATCTTGCCATCAATCCACTAGGATCAAAAGCTGGTGGAGCTGCAACTGGCTGTCTGTTCTCTAATGCATCTAACCTAGCTTGTAAGCTGCTAGGATCAAATGCAGGTGTTGGAGTTACTGGTTGCACATTCTCTAATGCCGATAAACGTTCTTGCAGTCTCGATGGGTCAAATTGTGGCATTTCTCTGTTTTCTAAAGCTCGTAATCTATTTTGTAATCTTGTTGGATCAAAAGCTGGTGTCGGTTGTGGTATATCTATACCTTGTCTAGCTATGTTTAGAAACTGTTCTCTAAAATCTTCTGGATTGAATGTTGGTGCTTGTCTATTTTCTAGTGCACTGAGTCTATTTTGCAAAGCAGATGGGTCGAATTGAGGTATATTAGATATACGATCACTCAAACCTTGTATGCCAGCTTGTAATTGTGAAGGATCAAACTGTGGTATTTCTCTACCCTCTAAAGCCTGCAAACGATTTCTAAGGGCTGTATCATCAAACCTAGGCATCTCTCTGCCTTCAAGCGCTTGTAGTCTCCTACGCAACGCAGAATCATCGAATTGTCTAAAGTTTGCTAGTCTATCTTGTAGACCACCTATTTGCGATTGCAAATTAGTAGGATCAAATTGTCTAAAGTTCGCAAATTGATCTTGTAAGCCAGCAATACCTTGTTGTAAAGCAGATGGGTCAAACTGTGGCACACGTCTTCCCTCCAAAGCTCTTAATCTTCTGCGAAGTTCAGAATCATCAAAACTTGCAGGGGGTGGCACAGGTCTGCCAACTGCAACAGGATTTGATATAGGACTCCTACTAGGTCTGCCGATTGGTGCCATTAACATAGATCTCATATTCATTACACTTTACCTATATCGTTATATTGCTCAAACATCTTCATTAGTCTGTCCATGTTCTTTGCGCCTTTTTGTCTGTCAGGTTTACCACTTGGCATAATTTCAATTCCTGTTTCTGATTTTGTTATTTTAAATCCACCTAAACCATTGTTTGCAGCAGATGTCATAACAAACTCACCATCACTTAACATAGCAGGTATGTCATCACTTGTGCCTGTACCAGGGCCTATTGATGGGCCACCCATACGCATATCTAATTCTTGTAATCCACCCATCGCTGCAGGCTTTCTAATGCCTAGATCAAAACCCGTAAACGTAGGAGCAGGCATAAGATCTGGTCTAATCGATTGTCTTATATCTTTTAGTCCACCCTCTTTGTCTTTAAAATCTTCTTTTACAGCTTTGCCGTACAAAGCAGCTAAAGCCATTAGGCCAGCGTTACCACCAAGTCCACCGCCATCTCCAATTCCACTGCCAATGTTTCTTAAAAGTCCTGGGTCTTCTGCTGTGCCTAAAAACGTGTCTCTTAAGAAAGGGCCAAATTGTCCCCCAAACGGGCCTGTATTCATTGCTTGTTGATATGCTGCTAATTCCTCTGGGCTCAATTCAGCCATTTGTTCTTGTGTCAAAGTTGGCTGATTACGTCTCATACCACCAAACACATTATCAATAAAATTTTTATCGTCTGACCCTTTTATAAAAAAGTCTCTAAATCTACCATCTTTTCCGAAAAGCGGCCTTGATTTATCTATTTTTGAAGCTGCGTCAGTAACTCCGCCTGCACCTCGAAGTTTTGACCCTACGCCTGCTGTTAGACCCATAAGCAAGGCATCTTTGGTAGATGCACCACCAGCTTTTCCTACAGCGCCACTAACCAAGCCTTTAAGAGCTGGGGTTAGAGCCTGAAAACCTGGTATAAAAGGTAAAGCAACCGATGCTATAGGAGCAACTTTTTTTACTACTTTTTTAAGACTCTTACCTAATTTTTTAAGAAACCCAAACTCAGCCATACCTGTGATTGGATTGATTGACATGCCCTGACCTACAGTATATTCGTTGGGATCAAGCCCTACAGCGATCATTTCTTGTTTAATTTTGTCTTGAGTGTTTTCAGAGATGACTGGTGGCACTACCATCTCACCAGGTGCTACGTGGGCGATCATAGAATCTTCCCCTCTGCCTAATCCTGCTATGCCTTTGCCTGAGTTGTCAATTCTTTTCATGCTCAAATCATTCCTCGTTACATGTTAACCAAAATACCAAAAGGTATCTATCTCCTGATTCTACTGCTAGCCCTCTATGCATATGAGTAAAACTAGGGCGTGGCCTGTAGGTAATGGCTCGACTGTACCACGTTTTAAAAACTCAGTTCCGCCACCTTTGTACTCCCCCGTGTTCAAAGGAACTACCATACTTATGTCGGCACTAGCATCGTGATGCCAAGCACCTTGTTTTTTATCCTTTAAATTATAGTTTGCTATCTGGATTCCACCCCCGTCTACGTGCCTATTCCAAATATTCAAAAATATAGGATTACCAATAGTATATATCGTTTGCATTAAAGATTGAAATATTTGTGGACAATTATCTTGAAAAGTTATTTCTGGTATTTGCCGTAGATTATCCTCTTCTGGGTTTGGTTTAAATCCAAAAAAAGACTCAAGGTGTTTCATTTCATCTAATAATATTTCACAAAACTTTGTTGAAAAGAATGGCACAGTGTAAACATCTTTTAATGGCTCATCTATTATTTTGTCTAATTCTGTAGGTTTTGGTGAGTTGGTACCACTTTCTTCATAAAAATCTACGATTGGATTGATTGAGTTTTTAACTGCTTTGAGGGTATCTTTTTGTATGTACCAATCGCTTGGATATGTAAGTAATAAGTTTTTTGGTTGATAAATAAGGTTTTCAGCTACGTTTATCATAACTCTATGGTGGTTGCTCCTGCTATCTTGATAGTGACTGAGCCGACCTCTGATGTCATTTCAAACCCTTTAGCAAGCGTTCGCTCACCTATATCAACCCACTTGTTGCCTGTATATACTTGCAAAACACCAACAGTAGTATTCCAAATAATGCTTCCTGCATTAAATTGTAAGGTATTTTTCTCTGCATCAGAGATTTGCCTTACGTTGTCTGTATCAACAGCACCTAAATTAATTTCAAGTATTCTTACTAATCTATTGAAAACATCTGAAGTAACTTGCTCTGTGGCTAATGGTAACTGTGTTTGTAAGATCTTGCTCATCTTTTACCATCTGGCTTTATGTCAATCCTTGTTGCTCCTAATCTCCATCCAATAGATAAATTACCATCATTTGCAGCATCATCGTCAGACTCAAAGCGTAAAGCTATCTGTCTTGATCTGCTACGTACATAGACTTGCTGTGTGTTTGCACTCACTGCGTTTGTTGAATTGGTTGCTAGTGAATCACCTGGAAAGTTTCTTGTTTTCAAAACAATGTTTACGTTACCACTGTTTACATCTTCAATAAACTTGTAATCAGGTATGATACGTTTTAAGAAACTAAACTGTTCACCATCGCCAATATCAAGGTCAGAACTTTCAATGAAAACGTTAGTCATAGGTGAGCCATCATCATTAAAACCTTTTTCTTGTTGGTATAGGTAAGCATTAGCAACTGCTCTTGGGTAATTTTCTATGCCAGAATCTAGCCAAGCTGTTCTAACTAATTGCCCATAAAACCATATATTTTCAACATAATTGTAAATTACGTATCTATCTATCTCATCAGAGCCACTAGAGCAATAGAACCAACCTACTTCACTTTTATCTTTTATGGTAAACGCATGTATTTTAAATGATTGTATTAAATTTATATCGTTAAATACGTAGTTATGTACAGAACATGGCAAAGTTTGCACTGATCCAGTGTAAGAGTAAAAATTGTTATAACTCATCCAGTACACTCCACTTGGCGTGGTAATGGCTGCCTTCGGGCCAATAAGTCCTGTGCCTTCATTAATAAGGTTTACACCAAAAGTAAAAGGCGGCCCTATAAATTGCATACTGTAAAGAGCGGTATCTGTCCAAATAAGAGTTTCCTGTCTTGCTTTTACACCACCAATAATGGAAGAGCCGCTTGACAACCTCAGTGAACCTGCAGTGTTCGTTGTCAAGGGCTCAAAATCTAACTCGTTTTCTTGATCACTGAAAGCCACTAACATAGGATCTATCGTTCCTGTTCTTGAAGATCCAGATATAGGATCTGCACCCAAAACAATTAAATGTCTATCTTTTTCTGACGTTAAAACTTGCAATGCTTTTGTTGGCACTAAGTTTGCACCTGAGATAGCTGATAGTTCAACAGCTCTTGTTGTTAGACCACCAGACTCCAACCACCTAAAAATGCCACCATTACGTTGGTTTATAATAAGATTTTCGCCAAAGTTATCGTGTGTCCACGTACGTAATTGGTTTGTATCAGACAAAGCTGATGCTTGACCAAAAGCACCTATACCCCAACCATTAAGTCCCCAACCTGTACCAGGAACATATACATCTAGTCCTACGTTGACTTGATATGCTCCTACAACACTTGATCCGCCATTACCACTGTCAGATGAGTTAGCTGTAACTGTTGTGCCACTAGTATCTTTGGCTTCAATAGTGTAACTATTTGCATTTACCACTGTAGCGACTTGGTATTCTTGATTGAGCACAGCAGCCGTAATATTGCCACCAAGAGAAGATGCACCACTAAATGTTACAAAATCATTCTGTACAGCACCATGAGCAGTGTCAGCAACAGTAATTGTAGCGTCACCGTTTGTTGCAGAGAAAGTTACATCACCAGCAGAGGTTGTAGATCTAATAGGTGTAACGTCATTAAAGTTACCACCAGATTCAATGTAGTATTTAAGATGTGATCCTAGCCCAAGATACTTTGTGCCCTCTAAGGCAATCCATGGATGTAAAGCTCTAACAGTACCTAGATATGTATTTGATGTAAGTTTTTCCCAGCCTCCAAACTTTTCTGGTCTACCTTTTCTGAAACGCACCAAATTACAGTCAAACCAACCCCCTTCGTTATCGTAAGCCGTACCCTCTCTGTTGATACCTGGTCTGAATGTTATTTTTTGTAGAGGCATATTAAATGTGATGCCACTCTTTGCCTTCAAACAACAGAGACTCTGCTTGTCTTCTGCGTTCTAAACCTGGTAAAACTACTTTCTCTCCATTAACTCTAGCCTTAT